GATACCAACGAATTGCAATCGGACGATATACCGACACTGATTGCAGCGTTACCAACAGCGGCGGAAAACCGTGCGGAAATGGATTCTAACTCAACGCAGTTAGCCGCGATCGTGGCAGATACTAATGAGTTACAGTCTGATGATATTCCAGGGTTGATCGCAGCATTGAATGATCCAACAGCTTCAGCGATAGCCTCAGCGGTCATAGGCTCGCAAGTTGAAGCGCAAGGCACTTACACAATGCAGCAAGTGTTAAGCATTATTCTTTCGGTATGCGCCGGTCAAACTAGCGATTCTGGTGCAACGTTTAGTACGCCTAACGGGGTATCTACACGAGTAGCAGCAACAACAAACGTATCTAATGAGCGTACAGCAATGACCTTAACCCCATCGAGCTAATAACAGGCAAGGAATACTGATATGTTTGGCAGAAAGAAAGCGTTAACGAGTGAAGAGATAAGCACGGACCGCGTTCAAAAGATCATTAAGAACTTGCAACGCTTAGAACGTTATGTTGTGGATGGAAATATCAAAGGCGTGATTATGCAAGTGAAGTATTTGGAATCACAAGCCGCCATCGTCCCCGCAACACTGCAAGAATGTCGAACGATGATTGAAGAGTATTGCGGCAATGTGGAATGATAATTACTGGAACGCCAATCACTGGGAAGAAAACTATTGGCTTGAAGGTGCCGGTGAAGGCGTCTCACCCACGCAGTTCTTTGGTTATGTGCGCGATTACATCAATGATTATATAGACGATTACATCACAGGGTACTTAAAAACATGGCGACAATTTTTAGCGAACAAACTGCCGCTTTCGATGGTAGTAGCTCACCGGCAACAGGCTCCGCAGACGTAGACATTTGTTATGACTGCACGCCTACTGATGGCGGAAAGCTTGAGTTATACACGCGCCCAGCCAGCACAACCATTGATTATGTATTGTTATGGGATGCGCACTTTCCAACGATGAAGAAATTTAATGCGGATGGTGTGCAATATTATTTTGTGTGGACGCCTAAAGTCTCTAATGCGGTAGCTGATTTAGAGGGTTAACGTTATGAGTAGACCGTTTGAGAAGGGTAATCAACTATGGCAGCTTCGCGAACTCAATAAACCTACCAAGTTTGAAGATGATAGCCAATTAGCTCAGGCGTGCCGTGATTACTTTGATTGGGTTATGGAAAATCCAGTTGAAGATGGTGATAAAAATAAACGTGTCAGACCATTCACAATCGGCGGCCTTTGTTTATTTATCGGTATCAGTGACACAACGTGGCGCACTTATCGCAAAGACGAAAAGTTTAAAGATCTGTGTGAAATTGTTGATGCGGTTATCTATGAAAACAAGTTCGTGGGTGCAGCCGTTAACATGTTCAATGCCAATATAATTTCGCGTGATTTAGGTTTAGCGGATAAATCAGAGGTTGACGCGAAAGTCGAGGTAAGTCACGAGGAATGGCTAGACAACCTGAAATAGAACGCCGCTTTGAATTAAAAACAAATTTCGAATTCTATGCGCGTAATTGTTTAAAGATCAGAACAAAAGAGGGCGAGGTTAAGCCCTTTTTGCTTAATGAGGCTCAGCGTTACATCCATGAGCGACTTGAAGAACAGTTAAAAGAAAAAGGCTATATCCGCGCAATTATATTAAAAGGCCGTCAACAGGGTTGTTCTACATATGTTGAAGGCCGGTTTATGTGGAAAGTTACTCACCGAAAAGGCTGCCAAGCTTTTATCTTAACGCACGAAGATGACGCCACAACCAACCTGTTCAACATGGCAAAGCGTTATTACGACAACCTACCGCCACAAGTAAAACCTAAGACACGCGCCGCGAACGCTAAAGAGATGGATTTTGGTATCCTCGATAGCGGTTACAAAGTCGGTACAGCAGGAAACAAAACGGTAGGCCGATCACAGACAAATCAATACTTTCACGGTTCTGAGGTTGCATTTTGGGCAAACGCTGCTGAACACACAAAAGGTATTTTGCAGTCTGTACCAAACGTTGATGACACTGAAGTTATTCTAGAGAGTACCGCTAACGGTATTGGTAATTACTTTCATCAACAATGGAAAGCCGCCGAAGTTGGCAAGTCTGAATACATCGCAATATTTGTTCCTTGGTTTTGGCAAAAAGAATACAAATCCGTAGTACCTGAAGATTTTGAACGCAGCAAAGAAGAAGAGGATTTAGTTTCTTTCTACGGGCTGAACGATGAGCAGCTTGCTTGGCGTCGAAATAAAATTATTGAATTGTCAGCCGATGGTCAGGATGGAACACGAGCATTCAAACAAGAATATCCTTGTTCCTCAGTTGAGGCGTTCCAGTTTACCGGGCGAGACGGATTAATCACTTCAGACGTTATTTTGCCAGCACGTAAGCGCGATAAAACGCCAGGATCAACATTGATGGTAGGTGTTGACCCTTCTCGCGGCGGTGATAGGTTTGCAATTATTAGACGGGCTGGTCCTAAGTCATGGGGTTATGAGCGCTACTTCGGCACTGATATTGACTCACTGGGAAAGCAGGTTGCTAAGTTAAAAAAAATATTGGATACCATTGACCCCGTAGCCGGCCGCGTTCCAGATATGATGTTTATTGATGCAGGTGGTGGCGCTGAAATTGTTGATAGGCTGCATGAACTGGGTTATGAAAACGTGGTCGCTATTGCTTTTGGTGGCTCGCCGTTAAACCCTGAAAAATACCCGAACAAGCGTTGTGAGATGTGGGGCGAAATGAATCTATGGTTACGGGATGAAAACTTGCCGCCTGATATACCAGACGACGATGAAGTACAAGCCGATTTGATGGCGTCACCATATGACCGTGATTCAAATGATCGCATCGTATTATGGCGTAAAGAAAAAATCATAAAGGAATTTGGCTTTTCCCCTGACGCCGGCGATGCGTTAGCTTTAACTTTTTGCGGTATCAAGACATTAAAGCGCAAGCAGCAACGGAGAAGGAATAATCGTGTACAATCTGTATCTAATGGTGGTTACAATCCGCACAAATGGTGATCAATAATGATTCAAGAATATGATTACGAAGTAGGCGAAACTAGACAAGCGTCAATTTGGTATGAGACGGATGAGCAGTTTCAAAAGGCTCAAATCATGCTGATTGAACTATTCGAAACCGAACAAAGCGAGCAATCGGTTGTATATGGTCCTATCCAGTTTCAGATTTTGCAGCCTACCTCGCAAATGCCAAAACCACCTAATGAGCGGTGTAAGCTATTGTTAGCTGAGGCATTGGTAACACACAGATTAACGACAACTGAAATCGATACCGCAGCATTTCATCGAGCGTTTGATGATTCAGATATTAAGAAAATGCGGCAAATGACGCTCATTCAGTATCGTAAAAACTTCCCCGGCGCTCCAGATTTATCGATCAAGAATATTGACCAGATCCTAGCGGACGAATGGATGCGCTCAGTCGTGCAGAAGAGCTTCAATCATGAGCACTGATGAGCGAGTCAAACCGACTGAAGAAGAAATACGCAACGGTTGGACAGAGGAAAGTTTGAACAACTATATTAACGAGCGAGAGAATGCTTTTGATGATCATGTGGATTTTGCGCTTGAATGCATCCTACCTTGGACCTCGGGCAATCGGAAGCACAACATAAACAGTACAACGGACAGTCAATATGATCCGTTCAAATGGTAGCAGGTAGCGTATTATGGGTTTATTGAAAGAACTAAAAAAAGGTGTGAAGACTGGGTTTAAATCAGTCGTTAAGGCAGGCAAATCGGCTATTGTTAATGATCCACTTCTTAAGACGGGTAAGGCGTTAGCGGTAGATTTGCCAGTCGCGGCAATGGGCGGGTCTATTGAGGGCGCAATCGGCGGTAAAGATGGCGGTAATCAAGAATCAATACCGGACATGCAGACAAGCGGCTTCACTGAAGAACAAAAAAAGAAACTAAGGCAGCGCCAAGGTATTAACGCGACACGCTTAAACAAGCGCGGCAGTCTATTGTTGCAAGAAGAAAATACCAGGCGACCAACATTACTAGCTAAGTAATCACGCCAAACTACACACCAAGGTTTAATGCATTATGGATATGTCAGTAAAAAATTATATCAGCGAATTTGATAACGGCATGACCGCGAAAGGTCAATGGCATAATTACTGGCAAGAGTTAGCCGAGGTTATGCTCCCCCGTCGCGCAACAATTACCGATGAATCAGAGGCGGGAGAAGACCGTCACAGCGTATTGTATGATGGCTCACCTATGCGCGCACGACGGGGTTTGCGCAATGGTGTGGATGGATTACTTAAACCCAAAACATCACAATGGTTTTCAATTCGAGCGTCCGATGATGAAATCAATAATAACGATGAAGCTAAACGGTGGTTTCGCATCGTTGAAAAGAAAATGTGGTCAGCTATCTATGCGCGCACTGCTCGCTTTATTCAACGCTCTGGTGAATGTGACGACGATTTGGTTACTTTTGGTTTGGGCATTCTTTACATTGGCGAGAACAAACAGCTTAACGGCCTCAACTTTAAAAGTGTTCACCCCCGTGATGTGGTTATTTTTGAAAATGACGATGGTGTTATTGATAAGATCTATATACGTATTCGCTACACTGCTAGACAAGCTATTTCCGCTTGGGGAAAACAAAACCTAGGCGAGAAGACGTTACAGGATATTGATAGCGATAGGGATAGTTCTAAGACGTGTAAAAAATATGAATTTATCATGTGCGTTGAACCCCGTAAAAATCGCGATCGATCAGCAGTGAGTAATACTAATCTTCCATTTGCTCAATACATCATTGACAAACAAAGTGATCATTTAATTTTAGAGTCTGGTTTTCACGAATTCCCGTTTGCTGTACCGCGATGGGAAACTGAAGCGGGCGAGGTTTATCCGCGTAGCCCTGCTATGGTGGCGTTGCCTGATGCGAAGACCTTGCAAGCCATGGGTAAGACGTTTTTGGTTGCCGGTCAGAAAGCCGTAGATCCGCCTATGATGCAATTGGATGACGCAGTGATTGGTACATTGCGCACCTTCCCCGGTGGGAATACGTTTATTGATTCTGATGTCGCCAAAGGTTTCGGTAGCTGGCCATTACAGCCAATGGATTTCGGTAAAAATATACCGTTGACTGCCGAAATGCAGAACACTAAACGCCAAGAAGTTGAAGCCGCATTCTTTAAAAACGTGTTTAATCTTCCTGTTGATGGTCCGCAAATGACAGCAACAGAGATTATCGAGCGAAAAGAAGAATTTGTTCGTGAGATGGGGCCAATACTCGGTCATCTCGAAACGGATTACCCCGGCCAAATCGCTGAACGCGTCTTTGGAATCATGTTGCGTGCAGGTGCTTTTCCAGAGCCGCCACAAGTTTTACAAGATAAGAATGTAGAATTTCAAATTCAATCACCTATTCAGCGCGCTAAGCGTCAAATTGAAGCTATGGCCGCTAGCCAAGGTCTTCAGGTGCTCGCCCCATTCATTGAATATGATCCAAACATAATGGATAATTTTGACGGTGATGCAATTGCTCGTGATTTACCAGATACCTTTGGCTTGCCTATGGAATATCTAAGGGGAATCGATGAGCGTGACGGTATACGCGAGCAGCGCGCACAAGCACAACAACAACAAGCTCAACTTGAGCAAAGCCAACAACTTTCAGAAACTGCGAGGAATCTAAATAGTGGAACTTGATATCAATTTCTTAATCATCATCGCCTTTGTTGCGGGAATGTTATTAAGCGCCATCACTGCATTGATGGTGTTTTTTTATGTGAAGCAGCGACAAATTACGCTAGATCAAAACTATGACCCCGGCATTGATTCACAGGATTTGCAGAAGTTTTACGACTCTCTTAATTTTAGGCGAGCAGGCGTTAAGTACACACCAGCCGATAAATACAAAGATTTTCGTTCTGTCTTCCTAAAAGATAATGATGGCGGGCAAGGTAGGCGCGTATTAAGTCAGATTATCAGCGAATGTGAGGGGTTATTGATATTCGAGAAAGATGCTGATTCCCCTGGTAAACTTGCCTTTGCGGCGGGTAAGCGATCTGTTGGCCAATGGATCATTAAAGCCATGCACGCAAAACCAACAATAGATAACTAACCAACCAACTAAGTGAAGCTGTTAATGTTTACATTAATACCGGCACAAGGATAAATTCAATATGAATCGATTACTTCAACAATTGTTAGCACGTGGATATTGGGAACAAGCAGGCGGCGAAGGCCAGGGCGGCGAAGGCGGCGCGGGAACCGGAGAAGGTGAAGGCCAAGGCGGCCAGGGTGAAGGTGGTACAGGCGAAGGCCAAGGCCAAGGCCAGGGCGGTGCCGGAGAAGGCCAAGGTGAAGGTGAAGGTGAGGGCCAAGGTCAAGTAACCACCTCTGCATCATGGCGCGATGAAATTACCGATGGAAACCTTAAAAAGTTTTCTGAGCAATTCAACACACCACAGGACGCACTCAAAACAGCATTTGAATTCAGACAGAAACTATCAAATGTTATCCCTAAGATTGGTAAAAATGCTACTGATGAAGAGAAAGCGGCTTACCGTAAAGCGCTTGGTGTCCCTGATTCAGCAGAAGGTTACAGCTACCAAATGCCTGATACATCGGATTGGCCGGAAACCGTCAACGTGGATGAATTGCAACCAATAATCGGCGACATGAAAACCATGCTGCATGAAACTGGATCCACACCAGAGCAAGCAAAATCGATCATTGATTATACATTAAACCGCATAGTGGAAGGTCACAAGGCGGATTCTGCTCAGTTTGAGGAAAATATAGCCAAAGCTGATACCGCACTCAAAAATGAATGGGGCGATGAATTCGAGAAAAACAACAACTACGCACAGCGCGGTTTTAAACAATTTGCGAACGAAGAGTTTACAAGTGCGCTCACAAATGCTACATATGAAGGTGTAGAGCTTGTTAATCATCCAGCTTTCATCAAAGTGTTTTCCGACATTGGTCGCAAAATGGGTGAGGGTGGATTGCAAACGATCATGACTCAAGCAGATCAAGAGTCATTCGAAGCAGAGCAAGAACGGTTAACCGAGGAAGCTCAAGCCGCGTTGAATGCTGGCAATAACGCAAAAGCGAATAGATTATTCGATGAGCGTGCCAGAAAATCAAAGCAGTATTACGGCGATAGTTAATTCTCGGTATCTACAAAGCGCATCCTGATAACCTGGGTAGCGTGAGTTTAGTTTCCGGCTAAACCCGCAGACAAAACGGCACGTTACCCGGCCCACTGTATGGACGCATTTTAACCTAAACTTAACCTTTTCTGTTTTTAACGGTTACTTATTAAGGTGAAATGCTATGAGTACCACTATTGATCAATCCTTTGTTCGTGATTACGAGCGAGATGTACACCACGTTTTCCAACGCCAAGGTGGATTTCTTCGTAATTCAGTACGAACTAAAGACAATGTTGTAGGTTATTCCACAACTTTCCAAAAAATCGGCACCGGCACGGCGACAACTAAAGCCCGTCACGGTGTTATCACGCCAATGAACCAAGACCATACCGCTATCGAATGTCCTTTGGATGATTTCTTTGCGGGTGATTGGGTCGACAAGTTAGATGAGGCCAAAGTCAACCACGATGAGCGCATGGCAGTTGCTAAGGGTGGCGCATGGGCGTTAGGTCGTAAAGTTGACGATCAAATCCTAACAGCAGCAGACGGCACTTCTGAAAGCACTATTTCGTGGACCGTGACGAGTGCGGCGGCTATCCGAAACACGCTCACACAAATTTGTGAAGCGCTAGACGATAACGACGTGCCTAACGATGGCCAGCGTTATGCTGTATTAACCCCCCGCGGTCATTCACAAGCTTGTACATTTAAAGAGTTTTCAAGCTCTGACTATGTATCGGTTACTGGTATGCCGTTCACTGAGGGCGCTCCTGTTGGTGGTCGCTGGCGTAACTGGAACGGCGTTCTTTGGAAGGTTCACACTGGTTGTCCAGGCAAAGGTACGGCTACGGCTAAAATGTTCGCTTATCACAAGAATTCAATGGGATATGCAACATTGAAGCACGCTGGTAACATTGCAGGTAATCAAGGCGTATCTGCTGATATTACTTGGCATGGTGATCGTCACTCACATTTTGTTAACCACGTTATGAGTGGTGGCGCGTGTTTGATTGATACCACAGGCGTGATTGAGTCGAACCTAAACGACACAACAGCAATCGCAACCGCAGATACCGAATAATATTGGTATTGAATATTAATTAGCGTATTTATTAAAAGGAGACTTTAATAATGTCTTTTCAACTACGCGGTACTTCTAACCAGTACAAAAGCAAGATGTATCTGCAATGTGTCGCTGATGCTGCGCCTCCAGGTAGCCGTATTTACGAATACGTCACCACGGATGCCATAGCTACAGTAGATGGTTCCGGTTACATCGATAACAGCACTGATGACGGAGAAATTGCCCTCGATATGCTTCGAATTGGCGATATTATCAACATCTTTGTTGTAGGTTCGCTTGATGATTCTCGCGATATCTCAGAAGATAAAGCCACCGGCTTAAGTGATTACGGTCAATGCATCGTCATGGAAAATGATGGTACAGCGATCAACTTAAGTAACGAATTGCATGGTGGTACAACCCTAGCGTATGGTGACTAATTAATCATTAGCATCGTATAGGCAATAAAAAATACCCTGATTGTTTACGCAGTCGGGGTATTTTTTTGTACACTTACATTTCATGGATAAACAGAAAAAGAAAAGCGGTCCAGAATCATTACCTCGGTATCCTTTCAAACATTCAGGCACCGTTTTAGTTTTAGGTAATGCTTTTTGCTTACATGATGATTACCAACGAGCAAGACGGTTATTCCCTGATGCCCCTGTAATCGCCGTAAACGGTGCAGCAAACTACACTCAAGCTTTTGCACTATTCACACAACACCCCGCTAAATTTCCAAAATGGATACGCGCACAGCAGCGCTTTCATGATGAATTTACCTGCCATTCAGCCGGCACCGCGAAAGATAAGACGGCATTCGGAAAACTTCGCGAATACAAGCCTTTCGTTGATTATTGGTGGAAATACGGCGCAGGTGGAGCAACAAGCGGTTGGGGTGCTAGGCGCGTGGCTTCTTATATGGGGTTTGATTTGGTGGTGCTATGTGGGATGCCGTTAGACCCTGGGTGTTATAATGGTAATCAACCCTCGCGAGCTATGGTTAAAACAGAAGTAATTGACCATTATCGCAAGGAATTATTAGCCGATGTGGATTTTCATGATAACGTGAAATCAATGTCAGGGTGGACAAGGAGCGTGTTTGGTGAGCCTAGTTAAAAGGATTCGTTGTGGTAGCGGATTAGGAGACAGTCTTTATTTGCAGGGTGTTGTTAGATACCTACTTAAAGAGAGGGATGATATTCTTAATGTATGCTCTAATTATCCAGATATTTTTAGCCAACTCGATGTTAATGTCGTCCCGTTTTCGCGAGAGAATATTGATATTTTGGCTGTGTACACTACGCGCAAATCAGAAGAAACAACACAATTCCAAGATTGCTGCATTACAGCAGGTATACCGCAAGATACGGAATTACGCCTTGATTGGAAGCCCTCTTCACTACTTGCTAAACGGCCAAGGAAACCTACGATTGCCGTGTTGTTGCCTCGAAACCCCATGGGAAGAACAGACGGATACGGAAACACCATTCTGCCCGATTGCAGCGTAATCCAATACATTATCAATAAAATAAAAGCCTGTTATATTCAGCTAGGCGCAGGTGAGCCTTTATTCAAATTTAAAAATATTGATATTAACTTAGCCAACAAAACCAGTATTGCCGAGCTTATTGATATTGCCTCGCAAGTAGACGGGTTTATTGGTTATCCTTCTTTTTTTATGCCCTTATCAGAATCCTTTAATAAGCCAGCTTTATATGTTTTTTCTCGCGCAGCCGCAAGAGATAAGCATAAATTTGTGCGGCAATTGATACCTCGAAAAATGCTGCAAAATACCGGTAAAGAGTTTTATGTTTATGATGATTGGAGACCGGATGCGGTCAAGCGAGTAATAGATGATTTTCAACGACTGGTTGCTTTTGAAGCAGAGGTTTCACAATAAGCGAGTAGCTATTGTTGGTAGCGGTCCAGGTGTATTAGATAACGAGCCAGGATTCATTGATAGTTTTGACGTTGTTGTTCGCGTTAACAACTATAAGTTAAGCGAGCCTACAGGCTATAGAACAGATGTTCATTATTCTTTTTATGGTAAGTCAATCGCCAAAACAAAAGAACAATTGCAAAGTGACGGTGTAGGTCTTTGTGTTTGCAAATGTCCTGATGCCAAGATATTAAAAAGCTCACATTGGCATGCTAAGCGCATGAAGTTGTTTGGCATTGATTACCGGTATATTTATTATCACCGTAAAGATTTTTGGTTTTGCCCAACTTTTGTTCCCGATCTAACTCACTTTAACGAGAAATTTCATCTACTCAATAAGCGCGTACCAACAACAGGGTTCGCCGCTATCTTAGATATAGTAAAAACCGAACCTGAGCATATTTATATTACGGGGTTTGATTTTTTTCAGTCACGCATTCACAACGTTGATGAAGCTTGGCGCGGTATTGATCCGTCCGATCCTATCGGCCATGACCCTGAAGCTGAGTTAAATTGGTTGAAGTATCATAGGTTCCAACATCCAATCAGCGTTGACGATAAACTTAACCATATTATGGAGCAAACGACATGGATGAAATCATAAAGCGGTACGGATACACAAAAGCCGATTTGCTGATCATGCCTTACGTGGGCGTCGCTTATCAGCGAGACATGAAGATTACCGCGTCCTATGATCGTGATTACTTTCTTAAGTATGAAGGTTATTCAGGTTCTCAAGTCGCCGAAGAAATTAATAAAGCAAGAAGGTTTTTTGTGGATAAATATCATACCGGCTCAGTTTTAGACGTCGGTATTGGTAACGGGGAATTTATTAAAACTAGACCGGGTACTTATGGCTACGATGTGAACGAGCACGCCGTTAACTGGTTAAAAAGCAACAAGTTATACAGTGAGTGTTTTGGTGATTTCCGCGCATTCACGTTTTGGGATGTGATCGAGCACGTACCGGAACCAATTAGTTATTTTCAGCGCATAAAGCCAGGTGATTATTTGTTCACATCAATACCAATCATTCAAAATATTAACGATGTATTAACCTGGAAACATTACAAACCTGGTGAGCATTTGTACTATTTTGAGCGTGGTGGCTTCGTGTCTTGGATGTTGCGGCATAAATTTTCTATGGTCGAGTGCAATGCCTGTGAAACCGAAGCAGGACGCGATGATATAGTAAGCTTTGCTTTTATCAAAAATAGTGATTAACAGTGCAATTTGTATACCCTTCGTATCATACTATGCTTCTACAGTATGGTAGTATTGATATGATCAAAACGTAGACTAACAAACCAAGGTACAACCTATGTCGGCTAAACTTTCAACCGCTCGCCCACTTAAAGTGATCCCGCAAAATCTTATCATGAGTGATTCAGTTAATTTCGGTCAGATGTGGACATATCACCACGAACACCCCATGGAAGTGATGCTCGATCCAGAGTATTTCAAAACCTATAAGCCTTTTCGCACAGGCGACACAATGCGAATTGTTCAGGTTAGAGACGGCGAAGTGTTAGCAATGGCCGAAGTCTTAATCAACAAGGCTGATCCTTTAACTTTTTGGATGATGCGCGAACCTGTTCAAATCAAACAAATCAACAAAGAAATGCGCATTGTTCAAGGTAAAAACTGTTGGGAGTTGTACGAGGGCGAGGGTCTTATTGATAAATTCCCGAACAAGAAAGCAGCCGAAGAAGCGCTTGCTTATTTTGAAGAAGAAGCCAAAAAAGATACTGCTTAATAGGATTTAACTGTTATGGCGAGCCAAACCGATATAGCTAACATCGCATTACAGTCTATTGGTGCAAGCACTATTACTGCTTTCACGGATGGCACTAAAAATGCCAATAAAGTTTCCCAGCTTTATGAGCATTATCGTGATGCGTTGTTGCGAGCGTATCACTGGAAATTTGCCACCAAACGGAAAAAGCTCGCCCGTAGCAGCAATACCCCCGTCTTCGAGTTTGATTACCAGTACCCCTTACCTAATGATTATGTGCGTTTGATTGCGGTTTATGACAACGATGCTGGTCTAGGCAGTGTGCGGTATAAGCTTGGTTACGATGAAGACGATACAAAAGTTATTTGGTGCTCAAGTGATGAGGTGTGGATAACTTACGTTGCAAACATTACCAGCGTGCAGAATTTTGACCCTACTTTCAGAATGGCGTTAGCTTATAAGCTTGCTGTAACGTTGGCTGTGTCGATTGCAGAATCCCGCTCATTGTCTGATGACATGCGAAGGGATTACAAAGATACGATTCGACAAGCGCGGAGCTATGGCGCACTTGAGGATTATCCTGAACAATTCCCTGATGGTAGTTGGTCCGACGTAAGAAACAGCAGTTTCGATCGATCAACACCGGGGTGGTAAATATTAATGGCCCGTTCAAATCCTTTATTATTAGATTTTTCAGGCGAAGCAGGGCCAAGATTTCATGCGCGTGCTGATTTTGACGGATACACAAAACTTTGTGAAGTCGCTGAAAACTTGATATGCACAAGCCAAGGCGCATTAGTGCGACGTGGTGGAACTCGCTATATATCTGAAACAAAAAACTCAGCGAATGAATCTCATCTTTTAAGCTTCGAATACAATACTGAAGAATCATATATCATTGAGGCTGGAACAAACTATTTCCGTTTTTATACTGATCAAGCGCAAATTGTTATAGCAGAGACAGATGCATCTATAACTAATGGCACTTTCGATAGCGATGTAAGTAGCTGGACTGATCAAAGTGGTGCGGGTAGTTCTATCTCTCATGACAGCACATTTAATATGATGGCTGTTACATCTAACGGAACAACAGACGGGCATGCTGAGCAATCTGTTTCGGTTGGCGCATCATATACTGCCGTTACACATGTATTACGTTTTCGTGTTGCTTCTATTGCTGGTGATTACATTCGTTTGCAGGTTGGCACAACATCAACAGGCACAGAATTAATTGATGAAATTTACGGTGCGGGTTGGCATACCGTAAGCTTTACACCAGGCGCTACAACAATTTATGTTCAGTTTGTTAATGACCGCGCAAAATCAATATTGATTGATGATGTTGAATTCCTCTCCGACCAGGCGTTAGAGCTTGTAACCCCGTACAGTACAGACAACATAGATACAGCCGTTACACCGCAAACTAACGACGTTATGTATATTTTTGTCGGTGGGTTTGGTGCGCCAAGAAAGCTGCTTAGGTATGGGAATTTAGATTGGTCGCTTGAGACTGTTGAATTTATCGACGGACCTTACCTTGATCAAAACATTGATAATATCTTACCCGCTAACGCAACAGTTGGTTTAAATGTAAAGCGTTCAACAAAAACTGGATCAGCTACAACCCTAGCGCCTTCTGCAACAACAGGCTTAGGTATTACGATTACAGCTAGCAGCACCGAGGGGATTAACAACGACGCAGGTTTTAATAGTAATGATATAGGCCGATTGGTCCGAATTCAGCAATCAGCGAGCGCAGACGCGGGTTATGCTGTAATTACATCAATCAATAGCACTACGGTTGCCGTTGCTGACGTAAGACGTGATTTTAATGTGACGACCGCTACCACTCGATGGTGGTTAGGTGCTTTTTCAATTAATACTGGATACCCAAGCGTTGCAACATTTTTCCAGCAACGATTAGTTGTTGGGAATACATCCACTAACCCACAGTCAATAATGTTCAGCCAGTCAGGTGATATTGAAAATATGCGGCCTGATAGCTTTGTGAGTAGCGCGTTAACGGTTGAAGATGATGATGCAATGAATTTCACGATAGCATCAACACAAGCCAATATTGTGCGATGGTTAGAAGCATCTAGAAATCTTGTTTTAGGTACAAGCGGCGGCGAATGGGTATTTTCGTCACAAGGCGCGGCATTAAGCCCTACAGATTTTACAGCCGAGCGTCGAACCACAAAAGGCAGCATTGAAGAAGATCCAGCGTTAGTTAACGATAATATTGTATTCATCCAGAAGAACGGAAAGAAAATATACGATTACCGTTTTGTATTCGAAGCCGATAACTTCCAAGCACGAGACTTAACAGAAATAGCGCATCATATCGCCGGAAGCGAAAGCGCGTTTGAGCAACTCATGTACGCGCAAGAGCCTGATTCAATTTTATATGGTCTTCGTAGTGATGGAGTATTGGCGTCATTAACGTATAAGCCAGAAAGTGGAAAAGTTGGTTGGACTCGCCAAAAGTTAGGCGGAACAAATACCGTAGTCGAAAGTATGGCTGTTATCCCTGGTCAAGATGGCGGTGGACGCACGCTTGATAGTGGTGATCGTGATGAAGTTTGGTTATTGGTTAGCCGAACAATTAACGGTGCAACTGTGCGTTATATCGAGGTTTTAGAAAACGTATTTGAGGGTCCATATAGGCACGATTATTCAAGCAATGCCACATGGGAAACCGCCATGTTGACAGCGCAACAAGACGCTTTTTATGTTGATTGTGGTCTAACCTATGATGGTGCAGCGGCCACTAGTATTACTGGGCTTGATCACCTAGAGGGTGAGGTTGTTAAGGTATTAGCTGATGGTGGCATTCATCGTGATCTAACGGTGAGTAGCGGCGCTATCACGCTTGATCAGGCTGCATCAAAAGTACATATAGGTTTAGGTTATGCGCATCGCTACCTATCACTAAAACTACCTTATGGTGCGGTTGCTGGAACAGCTATAGGCAAAACGAAACGTATGCACGAAGTAACTTATGTGGTGATGGATACCTGCACATTTTATTTTGGTACAAGTTTGGATGTGACGACGCTTGAGGTGTTAGAGTTTAGAGATACAGAAGACGCCATGGATACAGCGGTTCCTTTGTTCACAGGTGAAAGACGCCAAGAAATTGATAGTGATTGGAGCCTTGATACACGCCTATCAATCTACTCAAACGCGCCAAGTGCTTTTACGCTGTTAGCAGTAGCCCCTGAGATGAATACGCAGGACATGAAATAATGGCTGACCCATTTACATTATTAGTTATGGCCAAAACTGGCTTAGATATCTTTAGTGGTATTAAGCAAGGGCAAGAACAAAAAGAAGCTTATAACGAATCAGCAGATGCTGAGATACTGGCAACGGCGATCAATAAGCGTAACTATGAAAAGAAAACCAGCGCCCTATTGGGGACAGCAAGGGCTAGGCGTGCTGTATCTGGCATAGTGATGAATACTGGTAGCGCGTTATTGGTTGATGAAGCCACGGTTAGAGAGGCCGCAACACAAATGGCCGAGATAGATAGACAAGGGAAAGCAAGAGCCGCAGCATTGCGTAAAGGTGGGCAGGTTGCCGCGAAAGCTGGCGTACTTAATGCGGTAGGCTCGGCGTTCCAAGGCGCATCAATATTAGCAGACAGAGGTGTGTTTGATGGCGATTAAAATACCTGGGCCAAGTGATATTTCTCTGGTTTCAGGGCAAGCGGTTCCTACTTCAGCGCCTAATGCTGGACAAGAATATAACGCACTCAGCAATCTAACTAATAGCGTTCAACGTCTTTCGAATGTCATGTATGAACGCCGCCAGCGCGCCGAGGATACCGCTAGTCTTGCCTATATCAGATCTAATGCAGATAAAGCTTTTAATGATGATTTTGAAACTAATAAATCTTTAGTTGATGAAGCAGATAACACGTTTATTGAAAAGCTTTCTGGTGCTTACGAGTCCACACAGCAACGGTTAGTTGAAGGTATAAAAGAGCAAGGTTACAGACCTTCAGCAGAAGCTTTGCAGCGCATTGATGTAGAGCTTTCAACGTTACGCGGGAACATGATTACAAAAGCGTCTGCGTATGAGAATAATCGCCGTATCGAGAAAGCAACCAATACGATTAATGATTCGTTAGATGGTATGGCCTTTAGTGCTTACAATAATCCCGAGCTTATTGATGATTTTCTAAATAGGTCAGATGAGACCATCAAATCAAGTGGTGAGCTGTTCAGTGATGCAACTGAGAAAAAAAGGGATTCTCGGCATGCTATCGCAAGTCGTGCCATGATGGGGTTGATTGAATCAGATCCAGCACAAGCACTAACAATATTACGCGATGAAAAAAGCGTTGCTAAGAATATCGATACACCGGCACGTATCAAGCTAATCAATCAAGCTAAAACCGAGTTAGAGCGCGTTGATGCTAGAGTAAAGGCAGATGTCAACTACCGCGTAAAGGATGCAACAACAGCCTACATGCACGGGCTTGATTATGATAATCCACCATCAAAAGCCGAGTTCATGATTGCTTATCCTAATGATGGTGAACAGCGGTATGCTGACTTTAAAAAATACCAAGAAATATCACCTATTATTAGCAATATGCCGAATCAATCTGCACAAGAAATGAAGACCACTTTAGCAGAATTAAAACCAAGAAAAGACGGTACTGCTACAAAAGGGTTTGCTGTTGATGCTGAGCGTTATGAATTCCTTGTTAAGTCTGCGACGAATCTTGAAAAACAAAAACAAGATGATCCAGCCGGGTTCATCATGAAGCATAACAATGAATATGCTGATCTTTATAAGGAAACAATCGACGGCAATTTCACAACTGATGAATACGCTAAACTCATGATTGCAGAACAAGAAAGGTTAGGCGTACCAGTACCGCAAATAATTCCTAAAGCACAAGCTCAAAAAATTGCTTTATCGTTCACAACAAAAGATGACGGCCAGAATGCTAATGACATGATGACAGGGCTTGCCAATGAATGGGGTAAGCATTGGCCTACTGTTTACCGTCAACTATCTGATGATCTTCCTTCAGGGGCATTAGTGATAGGCGCTATCAGTGACGATGCCGCTAAAACTATGATTGGCAGCATTGCCAACATTAAAACGGAAGATTTGAAATCCGGTATTCCAAATACTTCCTCAAGCGATATCAACAAATCCATAGATAGTAAATTTGTTGACATGCAAAGAACACTTGCACAGAACGGTGCAGCCGGTCGAAAAACGTTTGCTATCTTAAACGATGAAGCAAAGCGTCTAGCTTATGCATATCACTCGCAAGGAATGTCAGTGAGTGATGCCAGCGAGAAAGCCTATACCGCAATCGTCGATGATCAATATGATATCGTTCAAACTTACAGGATTCCAAAAGTTGTTAACGGTATTGAAATAGATACTGATGCAGTGAGAAGAGGCGCTTCTGAAGCCATTCGAAAGCTTGACGCTGATGACTTTGGTTTTAATATGGATGATCCAGAACTGAAAGGCACCTCAAAATCATTTATTAAAAACCTGTTTCAAGATCGTGTTAAGCAACTAAGGAATCAGGTTTATTGGGTGACTAATGAGGATGAGACCGGGCTAGTTTTATACCGTGATGGGCAATTAATACCGGGCGCTAATGGTGAACGTATCGAAGTGGATTTCGACACACTATCAAGTATTCGCGAGGATAAAATAAAACCTGAAAGGTTTACAAATATAAAATAATGACACTATTTACCGATGTAGTTAAAGGCCGCCAAGTAAGCCCGTTAGATATTGATTCATCGATACCTTCTGCGATGGGTGCTGCGTTTGAGCAAGCATTGTTTGAAAACCCCACTAGCGCATTAAATCGAATCAGAACAATTGATGAATCAGAACAAGGTGAGTTTGTTTTTGGGCAAAAAGGATTGCCATCTTATCGTCGCGAACCACAATCACCACAACTAACGAAACAAGAAGCTGATAACCGCGTTAATGAGTCAGGTTTAGATATTGATGTGCCAGAACAAGGTATGCGTGAAGAAACGCTAAACATCATTATTGGCCGTAAGCGCGAAGAGAAAGAGCGCAATCTTATTCTTCAGTCGGCACCGAAATCAGCGATACCTTTTGTTTTAGGTTCTGGTTTAGCGGCTTCTGCATTAGATCCTTTAAACCTTGCGTCTGGTTTTATTCCTATTGTTGGTGAGGCCAGGTATACCGCGCTAGTTGCTGGTGCGTCATCTATGATTGGTCGTGTTGGTGTACGTGCAAGTGTTGGCGCTCTAGAGGGTGCTGTTGGTGCAGCCGCATTAGAACCCTTAATACTAACAGCGTCAGATTACGACCAAGCAGATTACGATATGACAGACAGTTTATTGAATGTCGTGTTTGGTGGTGTGCTTGGTGGTGGCATGCATAGTGTTGGCGGGTTAATTGGCGATATCCGTAAACAGCGGTTAGTTGATGAGGTGGAAAAATCATTAACACCAGAAGCCCCAGAAGCACCAGCGCAACAAGAAATAACTTCACCGGGATTTATTGATGAACAGCCTGATATTGCAGCCACTATGCGCAGGCAGTTACAAGAAAATGAGTTCGCTATTCGTGAACGTGCTCAACGTGATTTTATCGATGAAGAGATAGCTAGGCTAGCTGATGACATTGAAGCAAATGGCGAACGTTTTCCTGTTCGTGAGATTAAAAAAGAAAACCGTTTAGCTGATCGACGTTTAGAGGTATTGGATACCAAAGAGCATTTTCAAACAGTCGCCAGGGAATTTCAGGCAGAAGGTAACTCACGCAAAAAATCTGAGCAATTAGCAAGACAGGCAATAGCAAAAGAGCGCGAGCAACTTAACAAGTTAAAAGCTGAAAACCAAAGTCGTATAGAATTAAATCGTTCACAAGAAATGCGGCGACAAGATAAAGCCTTACTAGAGAAAGGTATTGTTCCTGATACGATGCAAGAGCGCGTTAAGCTTAGAATGCGAGATAAGTTAAAAGGCTTTCAAGAAAAACCGCTATCATCACAGATTAGGTTATCAGCTTCTCAGCGTGTTAATAACGCAGACTTTGGAACGCAAGTTAAAGCACTAAAAACAGCGTTAGCCCAATCAAGCAACGGCAAAGAAATTAATGTCGAAGATATTTATAGCCCACCTAAAAACTCAGATGAATTGTCTCGCGTTCAAAACAAACCTGTGCAAGATGGCCGCGAAGCATTATCCATTGAGTTGAGCCAGCGTTTAAAAGGTGTAGGCGATGATCTGGTGGAAATGCGAAAATCAGCAGCAGATGAAGAAGAAATCGCAAAACAAGTAATGGATGAATATGGATTAGATGAGAAATCGATTGCGGATGACTTGAAAGAATTAGCTGATATTGAGAAGTCAACAGAGACATATAGCAAAGCTTACAATGCCGTTGCTTTATGTAGTTTAGGAAGGTAAATAATGGCCGCCAATGATTGCATTGACGCAATAAATAAAGCTACAAATAACGAACTGAGCGAAGACGAATTAGTTGATCTAATCGAAACGTATCAAGAAAAGCTTCGTGAAATTCGCACAGAGAATGATTTGCTTTCTGATGAAGCCGCCGCCATGGAAGCAGCCGATGCTTTACAAAAGTCCATGGAGCAGGCAGCGCTTTTGAAAAAACGTCATACGTATTTAAACTTTCGTCGTCGCATGCAAGCCTGGAATTACATTAAAGAGAATTGGTCTGATAACCCAAGCTTAGGTATTGAATCTTTTTTGGTGGGTACAAACGTTTCAAGGGTTGGATCTCGCTATTCTGTTGATGCTGAGCAAAAACAACTATCACAAAGTTATCTTGGCGGCATGCTTAACGAATTGGAAAAAGGCGACTTGCTTAACATTGTTGATAGCGAAGCTGTTGATTTAGATATAGCCAAAGCTATGTTTGAACTCAATAAAGAAGAGCCTGATTTTAAAGGGCTTGATGCTAACGCTGTTGAAGCTGCTAAGGTTTTCCGTAAATACCAAGAAATATCCCGTATTGACGCTAATCGAGCAGGTGCAGCTATCGGTAAGCGTGATGATTACATGGTAAAACAAAGTCACGACCCTTATAAGATACGCGCCCACGGTGATGAAGAATGGAAGGCTGATATGTTGCAGTGGCTTGATCCTGCAACGTTTAAAGGTGCTAATCCTGATGAGTTTTTAACATCGGCCTATACCGCGTTAGATTCTGGTGTGCACTTAAAACATATCGAACCAGGCGAGCAAAAACCTAACGGGTTTAAAGGACCGCGAAACCTTGCTAAAAGTATTAGCGCAGAAAGGACTTTGCATTTTAAGGATGCCGAATCATGGTTTGCTTACAATCAAAAGTATGGTGCAAACAATGTGCGTGAGGCGGTTTTTGGCAGCATAGAGTTGCTCGCACATAGAACCGCGCTAATGCGAAAACTCGGCCCTAATGCTGAGGCTAATTTGGAACAAATCATGGATATGTCCATGAATCTGATCAAGGATGATCCTAATAAACGTCGAAAGTTTGCGGAACATACGCATAAAGAAGGCAAGCTATGGCGGCGATACCGCGCAGTAGATGGAAGTATGAACGTTCCTGTAGATCAAACACTGGCAAAATGGGCTGCATATAGTCGCGCATGGACTAACATGACAAAGCTCGGCGGGGCTACCGTTTCAGCTATCTCTGATTTACCAATAGCAGCCAGCGAAATGACATACCAAGGGCAAAGCTTCTTAGGTTCGATGGGTGGGTTATTAGATGGTTTAGTGAAAGGCCGTAAAAAAATAGAACAGCGTGAGATGCTGGCGGACCTTGGTATTTATTTTGAATCTATGCGCGGTGCGATTATTAATAGATTTAGTGCCGATGATCAGTTAGGCGGAAAAATGTCCAGGGCGCAGTTTTGGTTTTTCAAGGCTAATCTACTCAACTGGTGGACAGAGAGTATGCGCTCATCGGCGGCATTAATGATAAGTCAAAATCTAGGCCGTAACGCTGCTAAAAGTTTTGATGACTTGGGTGATTTGTCACGGGTGATGTCACTTTACGGTATCGATAAAACTAAATGGGATTTGTTGCGAGAGTACAGTGTTAAAAGTGCAGAAGATGGCAAAGCGTTTATGGTGGCTGAAGGTATCGATGGTATCCCTGATGATGTAATCAAACCCTTGTTACGGGTACAAAATCAGGCAGCTATCAATGAGTTTAAAACCGAGCTAACAGGTGCGCTACGGGCTTTTATTACTGATAGGGCGTCTTATGCGGTTATTGAGCCAGATGCCCGTACACGATCAATCATGCGCCAAAATACGCTACCAGGCACAAAAACCGGCGAGATAATGCGGTTTATTGGTCAATTTAAAGCGTTTCCTATGGCCGTTATTCAAAAATCAATGGGGCGTGAGCTTTATGGTCGTGGGTATATCCCAACGGAATACGGTACAACATTGGCACCTATGAAAGAATTAATCCAAGCATTGCGCCACGGTAACGGTGAAAAACGAGGCTTTGCGGCATTAATAGCTTGGACTACAGCGTTTGGTTATTTGGCCATGTCTGCTAAAGATATGCTCAAAGGTCGTACACCGCGAGATCCTTCGGCAAAATCCACATGGGTGGCAGCCATGTTACAGGGGGGCGCATTAGGTATTTATGGTGACTTCTTGTTTGGGGAAGCCAATCGTTTTGGTGGTGGTGCCATTCAAACTACGGCAGGTCCAGTCCTTGGTAGTGCTGAAGATTTGCTCGGATTATTCCACCGCGCAAGGCAAGGTTTACTGGGTGATGAGGATGCAGACTTCTTGTCAGCCGCTATGCGTTTTGGAATAGATAACACACCATTTATCAACCTGTTCTATACCCGAATGGCATTAGATTACTTATTCATCTATCATCTTCAGGAAGCCATGAATCCGGGTTATTTACGACGCATGGAGCGACGTGTAGAGCGAGATAATGCTCAAACTTTTCTAGTTAGCCCTTCAGAGGTAGTGAGGTAACAAACAATGACGATTTCAGCAACAACCAGCCGGTGGGAGTTTGATGGTGATGGTTCTACAGATGAATTCGATTATGACAATATTATCCTTGCTACGTCTGACCTAAAAGTTTATGTAGATGATACGCTACAAACTGAAACGACCAATTATTCTGTTTCAGGTGCGGGTGACGTTGATGGCGGCACAGTAACCTTTGTTAGCGCCCCAGCAGACGGTACAAAAATAGTCATTGTTCGCGATATCCCTCAAACACAAGCAACAGATTACCCCGCAGGCGGCACATTCCCAGCCGCATCTCACGAAGCCGCATTAGATAAGCTAACGCTACTTGTGCAAGATCTTCAAGAGCAAATCGATAGAAGTTACAAAGCTTCCATTACGGATGAAATCGTTACAGATGTAACTATTCCCGAACCATCCTCTTTGAAATTTTTGCAATGGTCATCGTCGCTTGTATTGCAAAATGCTGAATTACCTACTGTCGCGGTTCAAAGCAGTGATGCCGTATTCGTTGGTAATGTTACAGTAATGCAAGCTTTAACCGGCCTAGTAGATAACCAGGCCATAGCAACGCTTGGGCATACCACGCCGGGTGATGGCGGCGCCGCTGGCTACTATTACGACGCAAGCAGCACAGATACTGTTGACAATGTTAAAGTGCTTCCGGCGACAGGGATGGGTGGTGTCGGACGTATCCATTATCGTGATGATGGTCGAAAAACATCAATATTGATTGGTGGCGTCGATAATGCAGGCGGCTCTGAGACCAGTTCTGAAATTAACGCATGTCTAGCGTTAGGCGGTAGCTGGTATGCACCCGCAGGAACCTATTCGATTGGCGGCATATCTACTACTACAGGTATATTTTTTGCGGTTGATGACACAGAAATCGAGTGCGCTCCAGGCGCGAGATTTGAGTCAACCGAGTCTACCAGTACCGGCCTTTATCATGTTGTTTATTTTGGTAAACGTAAAGCTGATGAAGGGTCGTTAGCAGCAGACCGAATCAATAATATCAAGTGGACAGGCGGAACAATTGTTGGTGATAGAGATATACGATCTGGCAGCGGTCAAGGTGGTCATGGCATACACGTCACAAATGTAGATATTGGCGTTATTCGTGATGTTTATATCAAAGATACGTGGGGCGATGGTATTTACTTCGATAAAAACGGCATTGGTGAAACCGATAACACTGAGCCAGTAAATATTGTCTGTGACAACATAACGGTTTCTAATGCCAGAAGAAATGGCGGCTCTGCCATCTTGTATGACAATATAGAAATCACGAATTCAGCATTTATCGGTAGCAACGGCCAATCTCCTGAAGCAGGTTTTGATATCGAGCCAGACGGCGTTCAAACTTTAGAAGCGCGTGAATTAACATTGAAAAATTGCATAATGCGCAACAACGGCGGCGAAGGCATCGGTATTATCGGCACGACTGAAGGTGTTATCGATGACGTTTTAATTGAGGCATGCACAATTAGGGATAACGGCAGCGCCTCTCTTGCAAGGGGCGGCATATTTATACGAACACCCGCAAAAGCAGCAGATGCAGGGACATCTGGAATCACTATTACTCATTGTGATATACGCAGAAATTATGGCGACGGTATTTTTATTGCGTCAGATGCAACAGCTCCCAACGATGCGTTTGAAATTTTTATTTTGCATAACAATATTTATAATCAGTGGTTTA